GTTATTTTTTCAGGGATCTTCACTTTTCCTCTGTCCACTCAAATGCACACCGAGGGCACTTGTGGTCAAAGTTTTCAAACTCACCCAAATTCAACTCGCCGCCATCTTTCGCTGTGTACTCTTTTGAGACCTCGGTCAGTAGCTGCTCAAGATCGGTCGGCTTATATCCCGTGCCCTCTAACCCGCAAGACTCATTGAGCTCAGTGAGAAGGGAAGCAAGGGCACTCTCGTCATAGCTAGCCATGTCGTTGGTGCGATTGTCAGCAAGCATAATTCTGTTCGCGTGCTCTTCCTCAACATCAACCCAGGCAACAGGGATAACCGAGGCTCCTGCCTCCTTTGCTGCTTTCCACCGATGGTTACCTGCTAAGATAAACCCGGTTGACCTCTGAGCTATCACCGCTCCATAGAACCCATTCGCCTCAATAGACTCCTTGATTGCTCCCGTATCGCCTGTCCTCGGATTCCTTGGATGAGCTTTCAGCTTTCCAATCTCTACCTCTTCAAATTCCTGCTCTATAAGCACTTCATGACCTCCCTTCTGGATTCATCGCCTTCTCAACTCTTGCCCTGATGATGTCGCAATACTCGGGTGATATCTCAGCCGCTATAACTTTGAACCCTTCACGCTCTGCTGCAACTAGAGTTGTCCCACTTCCTGCGAATGGCTCAAGCACAACTGCATTCTGTGGAGTGACTAATCTAAGCAGCCATCTCATCAGCTTGGTAGGCTTGACCGTAGGGTGATAGTTCTTGACCTCGCTGGCTGTCCTTCCTGCCCCTGCTCTTGGGTTCTCAAGTCCTGCTGTATCTTCATTCCTTGCAACTGCATCAGCGCCAGACATCCCAGGCAATTCATCACAGCCCTCTTCACGCTCACCCCTTGACGGCTTAGGGCAGTAGTAAATGTTTGCTGGCCATCGGCCGAGGTCGGACATCTGCACAGCCTCGGTCGGGCCGCGGTGCGGCCCGTGCAGCGTCGATGCTCCGCGCCGGATGTCCTCGTGCTTCTCAGCCGGCCCAGGCCAAGACTCATCGCCATAAGCAATCCGGGTTGCATCAATGTTGAGTCCACCCGTGCCCCACTTCAAGACATTCTCTGCAACTGTTCCTTCTAGCGGTTTACGTGCAAGTACAGCAGGCTCAAAGCTAGGCTTGAGCGCTGTGCCCCAGCCTGACCAGGCCTTAGCGTCATCGGTTGAGGGCTTTGTCAGGTCCGGGTTGCGTTGCAGGGTCCACGCGGCTGGGGATGCCTGGTCTTTGCGGTAGTTTGGATTCTCCCCCACGATCTCCCGCTCAGCCCCATGCTTCGCATCAATCGCCTTGCTAACATCCAAACTCTTCGGGAATCCTTGCCATTGTAACCAGCCTATCTGGTCTCTGATTTCAAACCCAGCGTCTTCAATCGCTACAGTCAATCGATGCACTGTCCTAGTTGCTGCAAAGGCTATCAGATGACCACCGGGCTTAAGCACTCGCAATGCCTCTTGCGCAAACTCATCACCAGGTACAGCAACATCCCAATTCTTACCCATGAACCCAATGCCATAAGGAGGGTCAGTCACAACAGCATCAACGCTATTAGGCTCTAGGCTTCTCATCAGCGCAAGGCAATCAACACAGTGCAACCTATGTTGACCTAGCTTCACAACCTCGCCTTGCTTAGTCCTTGCCTCTATGCGCTCAGGGATTGCGTCAAGGGCTTCATTCTCTGCATCCCTCTCGTCTTGGCTCTGGCTTGGCTCTGGCTCTGGTGATACTTCAGTTAGCAGCTGCTCAAGGTCTTCAGGCTTGTAGCCTGTTCCCTCAAGACCACAAGACTCATTCAACTCTGCAAGTAGACTTGCAAGCTGGCTTTCATCATAGCTCGCAACATCATTAGTTCTATTGTCAGCTAGAAGGATTCTCAAAGCATGGTCGTCATCTACATCAACCCAAGCAACTGGAACCTTGTCCTTGCCTTCTGCCTTTGCAGCCTTCCATCTGTGATTACCTGCTAAGATTCGGCCTGTTGACCTCTGGGCTACGATTGCACCGAAGAATCCGTTGACGTTTATGCTCTCGCCAATTAGGTCGATGTCTCCATTTCTAGGGTTGCCAGGATGCATTTTTAGCTTCCCAATTTCAACTTGTTCAAACTTCTGCTCTAGCTCCATTTTTTATTGCCGCCACTTTCAAGCATAGGCACTTACCCTGCTTGCACCCTATTGTACCTGAATTCACCTGGGGCACTGTACCAAAAAACACCCGAAAAACTCAACTACAGGTTTTCAGCAACTACACAAAATGGTCAACAGCTAATCCCGGAAACGTCTCTCACGTCTCTCACGTCAATTCTGTTTTCGTCTGCTGGGGAGCCTCTGGCAGACGGTTTATAATTGCCCCGACTAAATTTGCCCGTTTTTAGTCGGAACAACTTCAGCCCCAACAGCTGTGATATAATTCCGCAGGGGATACCGTTCGTCTCTCATCGTCTCTCACTGATTAGTGCTTGCATATCTGCCCGGGTCTCTTAATTCCCTCGCTCCTATGAATCATCCATGTTTCACGTGAAACGCCATAGGCCAGGGTTGACAATAGAAACATTAGCTCTTCAGCCGTCTCAAGCCCCGCAATCCTGGTTGCTCGTTTGACCTCTTCGCCCAATCGTCTCAATAAGAGCTTGTCTTGATGCCTCCGCATAAACTCTGGGTCTGTCGCGCCTCCGCCTTGCTGCTTCTTTTTCGGGGCACGGCCGTCTGCGGTTCCCCACCTCACGCCATCATAATCGATAACCCTTCCATAACCTTCGTGGGGATGTTTCCACTCGTCTGACCAATCTTTGCTAATTCCCATTTTTCTTGCCTCCACAAAATGCTGATAAATGTCTGATAGTTGGGGCACTATACGTGCCGAAGTTCTCGATTGAGTCCCACTTCATGCACAGTCTGCAGTGCCGGCGATCGGCTTCATAGTTCTCGGCAACTTCGTCGATCCCTATTCCGTATGCTCTGAGTCTGTTCGCTGCTTGCCGATACCTTGCAGGATAGGGCTTTTCGCTGCTAAGCAGTATTTTCAACTTGCCGGCATTCATCCCGAATCTTTTTGCGACTTGATATTGGGGCAGGTCTGAATTCGCTGCCCAGTATTTTCTTATCCGGTCCCTAAGCTCAATCATGTCTGCAAGTGTGAGTTCTGCCTTTATTTTTCGCATCTGGTCTGCACCTGTTTCCAATACCACTGCTCCTCTTTGTCACCTTCTGCATAGATGTCATGCTTAGCGTATTCCCTAGGGCATCTTATGGAGCCCGCAAGAATCTTGCTGATGACACTCAAGCACACGCTTGCAATTTCTGGCTCTGTAGTTCTATCACCCCTGATTTCCCTCGGTGCTGGTGGATGTCCGGCGCTGTAGCCGTCAGCTCTATAATCCTGCACCCAGGCATCATACGCCTCAGAATCCCCTGTGCTGCGATCAAAGCGCTTGGAGGCATCGATACTCCTCTCAACAGCGATCGAAGACCTAAGCCTTGACCAGTTAGCCCCCAGGTCGTTGTCAGCACAGCGCTTGACAGCGGCATCAAGGATTGGCCGGCTAATACTCAATTCATACAATCTTCTGACCCATCTGTCTTTTGTGTGGTTCGGAACATTGCCGCTAAAAAACTCGCAGTATTCTTGAATTGCATCTATTGCCTGATTCCTCGTAATCATTTCGCACCCTTGCCCTTTGCCTCAGCTGCCCAGTCTGCCGGTGCTTCCTTGGGTGAAAATACTCCATCGTGGATTTTGGTAATGTTGTCTTCCTTGCATAGATTGCTTATTCCCCATTTGCAGGGCACTTGCCCGTGCTGATATTGCGCCTTCGCTATTATGAGATAGGCCCTGAAGGCCTCGGCCTCAATTCCATCGACCGAGTCTGGCCCATGGATTTCCCTGAGTGTATCGATTGCCTTCATGATGTTCCACCTGACGTTTTTCGTGACAGCTGAACAAGAGGAAAAAGGAGGAGCCATGAATTCGTTAAACCACGTTATAATCTCCCTAGGGTAATCATCTCCCTGAGTCTCTGGTATTGGTTTTGGTATTGGATTTGGAATAGGAGTAGGAGTTGGAGTAGGAGCATTGCGAATTTTAGAAACTGCATTGCGCTTTTTCAATTCCGCATTGCCAATCTCAGATTCCGCATTGCGGATTTTAGATTTCGCATTCCCCCTGTCCCATCTGTTTTGAGCATTGGCTTTTGCTGACGCGCTGCGTTGCTTGCTCTTAGCTACCCATGGCTGCCACTCATCCCAGTCATTTATTGCATACCCCTCGGGTGTTTCAACTATCAGCCGATGCTTGATTAGCATCTCTGAAAACTTGCCAGGTGTACCGTCCCAGTCACCCATCAGCTCAAAGTCCTCCCTAGTATGATCGCCGGTAAATTCCCCCTCTGACTTATGCATTGCAGCATAAACCCAGATTTTCATCAGGCTGCAAAGTGGGCAAGATGCCTTGTCAAACTCTGCCCCGAATCTCTTTATTTTGATGTTATCGAAAAAGCCTCTATGAAATCTTAGATCTTCTTTTGCCATTCTATTCCCCTTGTGCTTGCCCAGCTTATTATTTTCTAGCGACCACGCTCTTTAGAGCACGGCCCTTTTTTGTTAATACGATGCCACGAGAGGCACCCGGTACTTTTCTTAGATATCCCTTCAGTTCAAGATACTGCACAAAACACTGAGGGCTTGTGCCCACTGCATTCTCTGCGTCCTTCATCTCTTGCAATGTCGGAGGGATGCCAACCGCGTCCCATAGCTCCATCATCGTCTTGAAAAAACCTTTCTGCATCTCTGTTAAGTCTTGCCCTATTCTTGCCATGATTTCCACCCTGCAGCCTATCTCACCCACTTCTTGAGCAAATGAATCTTGCTGCCAAATAATGTCCTTATCATTGACTCCGCAGATGTCTGCAACTTCGTCAATCACTGCTTTGAAACATCCTACGAGATTGTCATAGTCTCGGATGAATCTCCTCTTGGGAACAATGCGTGTCAGCTTCAAGCTGATAGGTCCGGTGATTGCCGGCCGTCCTGAAACT